TGTAATTGTGTTTCCCTCTGCTACCCACTCAAGAATCTCTTGATAGTGTCGGTTTGCAGTGTCGTGAGGTACATAGAATGTTGAATTATCTTGAGAAACAACTTTATATGTAATTGAATTATCAATTGCACTTATAATTTTTGTCACTGTCTGTATCATCTATAACTCCGCATCAAATTTTAATTTTCCTGTATTATTTAGTAAATAAAAATGTCCTGTCTGACCCGCAGTAAATGCACCAGAAGAGGATATTTCTACTCTTGCACCATGTGTAGTAATAGCTGCAAAAGATACAGCAGTCAAAGTTTTATCACTTCCCGCACTATAAAGTTTTAAATCTGTGTTTATTGAGCCACCTATTGAACCTGAAGGCGCTGTTCTCATTGGTTTCATAAATTGATATCTGAAAGGTGAATCAGAGGCATTAAAAGCACCTGCAACAAAACTTTGTGCATTGTTACCCTCTTCGAAATAATATCTCATACATCTATCGAAATTCACATCATGTGGTAAGAACTCAAAGTCACTAGCAGATGTACCAACTTCTAGTTGTACTCCTGTTAGAAAGAAGTTATTAGCTGTATTATCTCCTATATTGACTTGACCAACAGAAGTTTTTGTAGAAGCAAATGTATGCCAAGTCGTGCCTAAAGAACCAGATTGATATTCTGTTCCACTTTGAAGATGCCATTCAATTCTAAATGCTGATGTATTATCATTTGTTAGTGTTCCTGTAGTATCTCCTTCAAATGTAATTGTTTTCTTTTCCCAAGTATTTGCTGAGGATACAGAATATGATTTTGCTATTAACCTTGCATTATCATCATCATATATACTAGCAATATGTGTTCCTGTTTTTGGAGATTTTACCCAAAATGATAATGTTAAACTTTCTGCACTAGATGTTCCTTTTTTAATTTTTTGTAAGTCTTGACCTTCAATTCTATATCTTATTCTTACCCATTGGGTTGAGGGTATAGAGCCGTCAGCTAAAGCTGTTGTACAAATTATTTTCATAGAATTAGCAAAACCCTGACCAGAGGGTACATCTGTATCTTGAGCAATTGTAAATACAGCAGAATCTCCACCACTTTTTCTGAATGCAAATCTGTCTAACTGATAGCCAGTTTTACTTGGACCAAATCCAGTTCCTGAAGTACCCCTCTGTGCAATAGACATATCACCATTGATGATGAGGTTACGGAAGTTGACTTGTGATCCTAAAGTTAATCCTGCTGAAGGTATCGTTGTTACTGCCATATTATGCTCCTATTAATTTGTACCCCATAAAAAAAGATTGATTGTTTTCACTGCCTGCGGCAGCTCCACCTATCGCTGTGCTTGAACCCGATATTGCTCCATATACTTCTACATAATCGGATGCAGATAAATCAAAAATAACTGATGCATTTAAATGAGAATTACCCATATTATTAGCTGAAGTTTGAAATTGTGTTGGCATATAAAATCTTGTGCCATTTTTGTAGAAAATAACTTGTGCATAATCCATACTACCACCCGATGCCTCAACTCTTAATGATGATGAAAAAAAGTATTTACCACCTTGATTTGTAGGAACAGTAAATTTGTTATCAGAAAAAGCACTATCAGTGTCAAACACCTCTGTATCAAAAGTAACCTTTGTTCGTGTAGCATCTCCTGAAATACTTTGATCAGATGTTTTTGATACAAAAAAACTTGGTGTATTTGCACCTGCTCCTGCCACAGTATCACCTGCACTACCAATGGTAATCGTCTTCGTAGCGTCTGTGCCGAGAGGCGAGATTGTTGATACTTTTAATGTGCTCATGATCCTATCCTGTATGCTCCAAAAACTGAATAAGTTCCACTTTCTACTGATGCTGAGCCAGATTGATCTGAACCTTGAATAAACGCTTCAACATAATCAGAACTTCCATTTAAACTAACTACTGCAATAACATTTGAAGTTCCAAAACGGGCATAGTTTGTTGCAAAACTAAAATGTGCTATTTCTACAATAGAACCATTTTTTTTTATTTTTCCAAAAAGTGTATTTAACTCACTATCAGCATTAGCATTTAATCCAATTCTTACATAAACGTAGTATTTACCCGCAACTTGTGGAGTAAATCTGTAATTTGATGAATGATCGTATGCTGAATCTGTATCATAGACCTCCGTATCAAAAGTAACTTTTGTAGAAGCATTATCACTAATACTTTGATTTGAACTTACTGTTGCTTGAAAAGCTGGATATAAAAAATTACTTTGCACATCACCACTACCCAAGGCAATCGTACCCGCATTGGATGAACCCAATGTCAAGGTAGTAGTTCCGTTTCTTGTGTCTATTGTATCTACGAGTATCTTTGACATTTAAGTATCTCCCAATCTTATAAATTGTGCATAAGTATTACTGCTATTTGTAGCTCCTATAACATCACCATCAAATTCCATTAATGCCTTAAATCTTACTTTTACATTTGAGGTATCTGTTACATCTACATATTGAAATATCGTTACTTGTCCATATCCGTTAGAGTGGTATATAGCTTGATAACCCTGTACAGTAGTGACATAAGTAGAATTATTTTGTGTAACATCTATTAAACCACCAGCATAAGTTGCACCTTGTGAGGGTGAATGTAATTGTATAGTAAAAGAAACAAGATAAATTCCTGTGCTTGGAAAAGTAAAAATACCACTAGATTGTGTCATAGCACTTCCAATACTTCCAAAAGCTGCATCGTCTACTTGTTCCCAGTTTGAAGCCAAGACAGTTGTTGAACCCGCACTTATAGCTGTATCAGCGTTTTGCCTCCACATATCAGTCATGGCAATGCCCACATTATTAGTAACACCTGAGGCTACTTTTACTGTATCACCACTCGCTCCTAGTGTTAAACTAGTCCCGGATTGCGGTTCGAGGTTATCGACGAATATTGTTCCCATTATGCATTCTCCAATGTTGTTAATCTAGTTTCTATATTCGTTAATCTTTGTTCAAATGCACTTGATATAAAAGATAATAATTCTGGATATCTAATACCTAATCTTGTTTTTTCTGTGTATCCTTCGGTTGCTTCTTCTTTAGTGTCTATGTAAGTATAAGCATCTTGACCTTCTACTATGACATTACCTTCTTCATCTAATTCTTCGGCAACTGCATCAACAGAAATTTGTTTTTCCCACCAAGTAGATGAAATAAATAATGAGTAATTACTTGCGTTTAATCCTTCATCAGAAAATGCTTGTTGCACATCTTGAGCAATAATTCCTGTATGTGTTCTTGCACTATCCCCTTTTTCCTCTACTGCATTATTCCATTTAAAAGTTTTAAATAATTTAGATATTCTTTTGGCAACTGCAATTTCACTTGAAGTTAATGCTTGAATAGATTGCTTTTCGTTTTGGTCAGATGTTTGAATTGTTCCGTTAGTGGCATAGATATCATCAAATCTTACTTCGCTACCACCTAAATCAATCGCATTATCTCTAGTATTATTTGTAGACATATTAAATGGTTGTATTCGGTCATTAGCATTATTAAATTCTAAAGCTGTGTCAGTTGAGCCAATACCTAATTGATTTGCTCTAGTACCAATACTACCTACTGTTGTATTATCTTTTCTAAATTCTATTATATCACCATCAGAGGATTTTCTATTTATATATAAAGAAGTACCTCCATCAGTCGTAAGAGCTACATAATTAGATGACTTAATAAATTCTAAACCTGTATTTACTATATTACTGCTAGTTTTACCCACAAATACATTCTGTGAATTATCTATCGTAACTGCGTTTGTGTCGTTTGTTTTGATTGTAGTAGAACCAGTATTATTAGAACCACCAATAGTAAGGTTGGCGTTTCCAGAAACTGTATCAATGGTATTAACTTCAAGTGTGCTCATACGACTGTCAGATTACCCTCCACTGTGACGGTGCCTGTAAATGTGACAGGTCCGGCTAAGAATGCGTTATCGGTTGATGCTACTGTGGTCGTAGCGGTTATAGTTTGTAAATTTTCAAAGACACCATTAAATGATGTCATCATGCTTGGTTGAATACTGTTCGCACCTGGTGTGTTTTGATCTAATAAAATACCATTTAAGAAAATGATAAAGCAAGTATCAGTTGCCGCTAAAGCTGTTGTAAAAGTTATTTGTGCACCGTTGACTGAATAGTCTGTCGTTGGTTTTTGACGAACGCCATTACGCAAAACCGCAATATCTTCTGGCACAGCTGCCGCTGCAGAAAGTGCGTATGATACAGAACCATCACCTGTTAATGTTTGGACTGATGTAGTGGTTGTGAAATTTTTTGTGACTGGATTTCCTAAATATCCCATATCAACTCCTATGTACTAATACTATCAATAAAAGAAACCCAAACGTTTAAACTAGCGTCTGTATCAGATTTGGCTTTCAGGGCGTCGCCCGATAAAAGTACAATTTTCGCACCTCCATCAATCAGTTCCAATGATCCTCCTGCTGCTATCGGTGCTCCTTTGACAATATAAGAGTCGGCTGAAGAACCACTTGCTGAGCTTGTTATATAAACATCTGCTTTAATTGTTGCAGTTGTTATGTTTGTTAGTCGTATACCGATGACAGCATCATCCGAATTTGAAGTGATTACTGTTCTCGCAGTTGTACCAATATTTACATCTCCTGCGGAATCAAATGCTACTGCTCTTTCAAAATCTTGGGCCATGTTATCTCCTTTTTATATCATAGGGCAACTGCCATAGCAATTACAAAGCCTGCGCTAGCTCCTGCTGATCCACTAGAGGCAGCAGTAATACGTCCTTTTGCGTCAACTGTGATGTTGGCTGCGGTGTAACTTGCTGCTGAAACTCCTGTGCTTGCCAATGTCATTGCACCACCTGAAGCTATTGTTGCATCACCTGACATATCCACTTCTTCAAAGGATGTTCCGTCTGCAACTAGAATTTTGTTTGCTGTATTTGTTGGTAGTTTTAATTTAGCGCCGATAGTTAAGTCATTGCCTATAGCAACGTTATTACTAGCATCTTCAATAACTGCTTTTGAGGCAGGCATTGTGCAAAAAATATCTTTTGTTCCTGCAGTAAAGTCGACTGCATTATCACTATTTGAGCTACTAATAACTGTTGTTCTAGCTATGTTTGCGGATGAGCCATCTAACGTTCCAAGGCCAACTTCAAACTCTGAAGTGCCTGGATTAAAAATAGCATAATAAGTTGTGTTAGAATTTCCAATACCCGCACCAAAAGTTTCAAAACCTTGAACTGCACCACCAAGAGCAAAGGCTCCTGTTCCCGTGGTTGTAGTTGTTTCTTTTACTCTGTCATTTATTACGAAAGCCATGATATTTTATAGCATTAAGCTACCTCTCTGTCATCTACTTCTGTCCATGTATTTGTATTAGAATCGTCCACAGGTGTCCATGTATTTGTATTAGAATCGTCCACAGGTGTCCACGCATTTGTTACTCCTGGAACTACAGGAGACCACGCAAGAACGCCCGGTGTTGAGATATTAACAGACATTGCTATACCCGTTGGAGTAGCGATTGTTTCAGGAGCTGCGGTAGCAGTTCCTATTGCTGAGGATAATACAATACCTGTCGGTGTTACAGTAACGCTTGGTGTTGCTATGGCTGTGCCAATACTTGAAGTAATAGCAATACCTGTAGGAATAATTGTGACATCTCCTCTGAACGACTCTGTTCCAATAGCAGTGGACATAGACTGACCGTTGCCTGTCAAATCTACGATTAAATCACTTGTAAATGTGGCTGTGCCTTGAGATGAAGATATTGCTATACCTGTTGGTTGAGCAATAACTGCACTTGATTGTGTTGCAGTTCCTATAGCAGAAGTTAAAGATATACCAGAAGGAAGGTTAACAACGTCTGTCCTTACGGTTGAAGTTCCAACAGAAGTGTTTAATAGGTTTTCTGAACCAACGATAATCGAAGTTTCACCACCCGCTTCTATCGAGTATGGCCCGATATTTTGAACTGCAATAGAAACTCCTGTTGGAGTTGCAGTAACATCAGGTAAAAATACTGTAACTGAGGCTTGTGTTGAACTAAGTGCAATACCTGTCGGTGTTGCAGTAACATTTGTAAATGCTGTTTCTGTGCCAATAGCCGTTGATAGACTTTGACCTGTAACAGAAACACTTACATCGTTTATGCCTTGTGAAGCAAATGAATCTTCAGCAAATGTGGTTTTACCAAAAAACATAACGCTTTACCTGGCGTTAATTTTAAGTAATTCTTAAAATCGCACTAGAAGCGTCATTAGTAGGAAATTGTACTGTGAAAGTTCCTGATGTTGATGTTTTAACTGCTCCAAAATCCAATACCATAACTGCTGCATTAGTATTAGTTGTTGATGCACCAGTTGAGTTATAGATAACAGCAGCTTGTGCTGAAATAGTTGCACTTGTAAAACTTATATCACTAAAATCAATAAATGAAGTATTGTTTGTTTTTCCTGCTCCAGTGCTTGTCAAGTTTCCACCACCTGCAGAATATGTGCCAGAAGCACTTACCTCTTGTGAAGTTGTGTATGCAGTTGTTGTATTACTTAGGGAAGCAGAAGCACCGTACAAAGCCAGCTTAAATTGATCTCCACCAGAGGAACGAAAGTCGTGTTCGCCTTCTAACAATTCCTTTTTGAAGCTATCACATACCGCTTGTGTAATCGCCATTTTTATGTACCTCCAGGGTCAACTGATTTAAGAGGAATACGGAGGACCCCATCTGAGTATTCGTCCCTTCGTTTTCTGCCCATTTGAGTCTGTGCTAAACCTTGCACTGACTGAGCATACTTTTGTTCGTATAATTGCACATATGCAGGATTTTTCAAGTAAGAAAAAGTTTCTGCCAAAGTGCCATACAACAACAGATCTGATGCTGTATTAGATAAATAAGTTGTAGTCGATGTTCCAGAAGAACCATTACCTAATCTTTCTGGAGTTCTATTATACCACAATTCAACTGTGACTGCAGCGTTAGGAGTTGGAGCCAAAATAAAAGTGTTTTGATCCCAATTAGCGTAATACTTTGGTGTGCCTGTATTGTTAGCACGATCCACATTATATTCGTCTACAAAGGTAGTATCACGTTGTTCAAGCCAAGTTCTATCAGCGTTTCCATCTACAATCTGTATGCCTCTTTCAAAATCAAAATCTTCGGGCACAGTTAAAAAAGGACTATCAATTGTTAAAGAAGAAGTTGCAAATTTTCTAAAAGCGTCTAAGTCTAGCTCTCTTTGAATTTTATTCTCAACGTTTGTGATAAAAACATTTATCACGGTATTTGATAATACTTCAGACCCTACTTCTGTATAATCTCTTATATTAGTTAGTAATTCGCTATAGTTCATGGTGTGTTTATTTGGTTACCCATTCCTGAGTGAACACTACAATAATAATATAGTGTTGGGGCACCAGATGCTACTGTTATTTCCAAGGCTCTCGTTGTGGCTGATGAATACCCACTAGCATAAGCTGATTGAGATACTGAGGAGCCATTAATTTTAAATGTTACGCCTGTCGTATACACTGATCCTCCTGAGTGGCTACCGTCAGATGTTGTGCTCAAGAAAAAAGGATGTGAATCAACGGTGTTATCACTCAAATTAAATATATATGTTTCGCCTTCGTTTAATGTTAAGACAGGTCTTTCAACACTATCAATATAAAAAGCATTTCCACCACCAGACTTACTACCAACAGTGACTGTATATGTAGTTGTGCTTGCCGTGGAAACTGTGACTTCGCCTAATGAAAGTTGAGAAACTAATCTTCTTATTTGTTGTGCTGGTTGCATACCACTTGACTCAAAAGCAGAATCTCCTGGAGCTCCAGCGAATGCAACAGTAGTCTGAACTCCGTCGGGCCTAGCATTTTTTAAAGCCTCAGAGTCAGGAGCATGATAAGGAGGATCTAGTTGTGGATGTTTAGGTTCATAACACTCTGGACAAACAAGTAATCCATTCCATTCTTTTTGTAAATCTAAATAGTCGTACTGATAACCACACCTATCACAAATAGCTTGTGAATATTTCCCAACTGCAAAAGTCATTTACTAACTACCTCTAAAATAGTTTTGTGGCACTAAATGAACAGAGGTTCTTTGACCATCCTCTGTTAACGCTCTTTGTAGTTCATCCTCATAGTAAAGTTTCATTTCTTGAACTCTACCTGGGCTGTGTTTTTGAGCTAAGTAAAAAGATAAACCAGAAACCATACACGGTAGAAACCTGTAAGGTGCATCAGGAGTATTTGTGTATGCTCCTGCATCTTCTATCCTAGCAACATAATAATAATTAATTTGAGTATCTGTTGTATCAGGGGTTAAATATAAGTTAATTTGAACATTAGATAAATTTCTTCTCACATAATATTGTGTTGGATTTCCTGTCGAACTTTTGTTCGGAATAGCTTGATACTCTGATCTTGAAATTTTTGTCATGGTAGTGTCGGTGCTACCATTTCTAAAAACAGCCTCTAGAACATCACTTGTATTAGAGGGCGCTGTGTAAGTTGTAGTAGTGGCTACTAAGTTCTGTGTATGATTAACGACTTTCCAAAGATGAACTCCTCTATTGCCCCATTCAGACAACAATAAATTCAAACTTCTTCTAGCAGATTTTAAATCATAACCTGTTCTTGTTTGTTTACCGATTCTCTCGAAGGATTCTTCGATTACATCATCGATATTCAAATCAAAATCTGTTGTACCTGAAGTAGCCATACTAAATTACTTTTTCTTTTTCATCATTCCGCCACCACGCTTCTTCATGATAGCCATTCCACCGCCACGCTTCTTCATGACTTGTTTTTTCTTAGCCATGCCTCCGCCTCGTTTTTTGATTACTTGCTTTTTCTTCATCATGGTAATTACCTCTTCTTATTTAATTGTTCGTACGTACGTTGCCTTTCAGCCACCACTTCTTCGTAGTAGTCTTTAGGCCATTTCTCATAATAACCTATCTTATGTAGTTTGCAACTCGCATCATAGAGTTGTTTAAACTTTTGTATAAGCATCATGGAATACTCTAGATCTGAGTGCTCTACAGGTTCTTCTGTAGGATCACATAAAAACTCCTGTTCATTAGGATCGGCAGGAGTTTCGGGATGAAAGCCCATAAAATATACATCTCGTCGATTGTATGTTTTATTATAGAAATCTATCTTGTCTTGAAATTGTTCGGGTGTGTATTGTTCAAAAAAAGGATCACAATAGATAATAATATCGTGTTGCTTTTTATCCCAAGATTTGATGACGCTAGTTAATTGTTTTTCGTACTTAGATTTATCCATGCGAACCTCTATTCGCACTTTATTATCTTTTCTCCACTTAGCTGCAAAAGGACATGCAGGGAAACCTATGTGTTTGTTGATTGGCTCTAAGACAGTCTTAGACCAATTAATTACATCACTTTTTATTTTTTCTGCTTGTTTTTTTCTTGACAATTGTTTTGACCATTGTCGGCTTACCACCAGGATTGCCTGCTTTTTGTTTTCTACTGACCGCTGATCTTTTCTGACCTTTGGACATAGCCCTTGCTCTAGCTATGGGGACACACTTTGGATACTTTTTTCTTTTCTCTCCGCCACTTCTACCACATTTAGGATAGGATCCGTCTGATCTTGGATTGGCTATATCAACCCAATTTTCTTTCACCCAAGCTCTAAGACCTTTTTTTGCCATGTTGTTTCCTTATACTATCTTTACCCTTTTTAAAAATATTAGCAACTTGAGTTTTCCCCATGACCTTTGCTCTTTGCTCTCCTACAGTGAGGATTTGAATTTTGCGTGCGTAACTTTTGTTGACTTTTTTGACTTTCGAAACAGTTTTGCGTGCATCTGTTGGAGTAGCAAATTTAATACCGACAGTATCTTTCGGATTCTCATCTGTGTAAAGTCTTCTACCAGACCCTTTTGGTTTTTTACCTGTTCCTACTTTGGGGTCTTTTGTTTTCATTACAAACGTTTAGTTACTTTTCTTCTATTCTCCATGACACCACCACAGCCTTTTGCGATACCGCCTTGTTTGAAACTAGAAACTTTTTTTCTTTCTTGTGATACTTGATTAATCATACCTCCATCGGCTTTTTTCTTTGCACCTTTTTTACCACCTGGAGTAATCTTTCCAGAGCAAACGGCACTCGCATACATATTTGCATATGCGCTAGGATAGACTTTAAAGCGCCTTTTTGCGGCGGCTTTTCCTCTTGGACATAGTTTTCCCATTTTTCTTTTTACTCCTCACTCCCGGTTTCATTATTTGTTGTTTCATCTGAGATCTGCTGATCGTCATGCACGCACCTCGGGCAATCGCACATACAAGATGTGTTTAAAGAACAGTGACAAAGACATCCACATAACTGACATTTTTCAATACTCACTATAATTCTTTATTAAAAATTCTTCCATCCAACCCATTTTATCATCCATGGATTTCAGTTGTGTTTTAATTACAGCAATATCCTGTTGCATTTTTGCAACACTGTCAGCTTTCTCTTCAACTGCATTAAGTCTTTCTGACCACATACCCCATGTCATTGCTATTGTTCCAAATAACACTAGATAAGGTAAGACTTTTTTAATATCTACCTTAAACGACATATACAATCCGCATCTGTTTTACAATTACACATGGTTAGCTCCTATTTAGATTTTGCACTCATATTGTTCAAAGGATTATTTAAAGCCTTATTAATCTGTAAGTCAAGGTTTTCTTCAATAAGTTTTAGCTCATCCATAACCTCTCTGGTGTCTTCTTTTTGTCTATCTTCCACATCATTTACGATCTCAGTGATGTGACGAACATCTTGTTCCATATTGCGAAGATCCGTTTTAAGGTCATCTTTAAGTTCACGTGCAGTAGAGGCCACTATATTTATTTCGTCCAATATAAGATCTAATTCACTTTTCATACCATTTATTTGTTGTTTAATTAGTTCTAATTCTGCTTTTGTTTCACTTTCTACAAGTGCGATCTTCTTATCAAATCCAGATAAATCCGGCTCTTGATAGGCCTCAATAGCTGCGGACATATCCTGAAAGCGTTTATACATTTCAAATCCGCCGTATAAAGCACCAACGGCACTACTTAGTGCAAGGATGATTGCCATCATCTTTCCTCCTTTGAAGGAAATTCCGCCTATCGAGACTTCTGCCACTGTGAGTTCACCATATCATTTATTGTTTGATCTTGAGCCATGTTAAACAACATACCATACTGATCATCTATTGTCTTGTTTAAATACTCTGTAACGTTTGTATCAACTATTGTGAATTGTGCATCAAAGAAGGTTTTTGTATTACCTAATATCTGCATAACTATTAAAGTTTTTGTTTGAGCAGCGTCATCATATCTTGCCTTATCATCAATCTTTTTAACGATTTTAGTAGCAGCTTTTTCTTTCTTTGTTACCTTAGACTCTGATGATTTCTCTTCTTCTACCGTTTCTTCTGGATCTTCTTCTTTTTGTGGTGTTTGCGGTTGTTCTTGTTCTGGTTCCTGTGATTCTTCTTGAGGTTCTTCGATAACTTCTTCATCAGGTTCAGCCTCAACAACTACGATTTCTTCCATCTCCATTTCGATTTCCATCTCAACTTCTGTTTCAACCTCAACGATCTTAACCTCAGGTTCAGGTAAATTAATTTCAATCTCGGCTATTTCTAATTCAACACTAGCAACGGTTATTTCCTCAACAGGAGCTTCGATTGGAGTAAATTCTATTTCGCCCTCGTTCATACTTACATCATTAAATTCAAAGACTTCTTCAACAAAATCTAATTCAACAGTATCAAAAAGATTTAAATAATATATTTCTTCAATAGTGGTTATCTGTTGAGTAATTATTGTATTAATAACATTATAAAATACGTTGATAGTGACATCATCAAATACAGGACCTACTGCAAGATTAATATCTCGACCACCAACTTCAACTACAATTTTATTTAGAACGCCACTGAAATCGAAAGAACCGTTATAAGATTGGTAGCCTGTTGATACTCCAGACTCAGACAGGATGTCAGTACCTGAAAAGACTGAAGTAGTTCCGTTAAATCCTGAAACGTGCATGTATATTCTATCTTGAGCATCTTGTTTATCTACTTCAATCGTGTACCTAACTTCACCACCGTTATCTATTTGTAAATCTGATATGTCAATAGTGTTAATAAATGTTGTGCCCATACCCGACACACCCATGGTAGAAGTGTTATTACCACTGCCTGTTATCTGTGCGCACCTATCAGAACCAAGATCATAACATGCATTGCCTGTCGGCATACTTGCTGATCCTTGACCGCCCCAATCAATATCCATATCGCCTTCATATTTTGAAGTTACGTAATCATTATCACCATCAAGAATATCTCCTGAGTCTTCGTTAGTAACAGTTGTGGTTGTGGTAGTAACTGTGGTCGTAGTAGTTGTAATTATTTCTGTGCCTTTGTCTTCTTCAGTAATGTCAATTTGTGTATCTTCTGTGATTGTAACTCCAGGAGTACAAAGACCTTCTACGTCAGGTAAGCAATCTGCTTTAGAATAAAAGGAGGCCAGTAGTAATAAGGAAAAAAGTTTTAAACATAGCAACGTTTTGTGCATCACTAAACTCCTTTGGTTCTGGTTTATTAGCGGCAATATATTCTGGTTTGTATCTACTACCGTCTGGAATTTTATCTGGATTTGCTTCCCAATATGCAGCAGCTTCAGCCCCGATAAGTCCGTTTACAGGGCACGGGGTCCCAGCGTCCATCATGCTTGTCCAAACACGGGGGTCCTGACATAGAAGGGCCACCGCACTCACTTTCATGCCAAATGCGTATTGGGAGCGAGATAATTTTAGAAGCTGACACAGCTCGTCGTCTATAAGAACGCCTGTAGCAATACCTAAGACATTATTTTGAACGGCACCGCCCACACCAACTTTACAAATATCACTATTTGAATTGGGAAGAACGGGTGCATTTGCTGTTGGGGGTGTATTGTTTACTACCGTACTCGACACGGTATTGGTCTCAGCAAAGGAGTGTGAAATTGATAAGTACATAAATACCAAGGATAAGAATGCACACAAAAGATAGAAATAACCTTTTAACATTTCCATCTCTTTCTTGCTTGTCTTAGTCTTGAATTAGGATCTTTTGCCGCTTTAGGAAACTTTTTCATTTGTCCTGCACTTCTAGCACAGAATGATTTTCTTCTTTTTGCTGCTTTACTACCAGGTTTTACTTTACCTGTCACAGCAGTTTTTAATTTAGAACCAGGATTGTCTCTTCTATATTTAGCGACACCTGCTTTAGTCATTCCCGCTCCAGATTTAGTGGAGCGGAAATATTTTTTAGTTTTTGGGGGTTGTTTGTCCCGTTTTCTCATTACGCAAATATACAGGTTAATGAAGTTACGTTAGTCAATGTAGCATGAATTTTGTTTTCAAATCTCATACCACTATCTCCAATGTACGTATCAATTACTGCGGTTGCTGAACCAGGAGTATCAAGATCTAGCAAAGTTGATCCAGTGCTAGAGTCTTTTAAAACAATACTTCCTGCAGATCCTGCACAAACAGCGTGAATAGCTATTAGTCTTGCAGGACCACTAGAAACATCTCCTGTAGCAGTTACTTTAGCTGATCTATAGTTAATCATTAATTACTCCTTACGCTATTGTTGCGCCATTGTTTCCAACAACAACCCAACCCGCTGTGCCGTAAACAAGAACCACGCCATCTCCAACGTCATTGAAAGTGATAGTAGAACCACCAGCAAGAGTTGTTGGGGTAAGAGTTCCGTTTCCTCCATCAACGATCATTGTAATAATTTTTACTTGACCAGTAGAACCATTAGCAAGTGTAAGTGCATCTGCACCAGTTGTGGTAACCTCAGTAATAAGATCTGTAAGATTGACAGCTCCTGCGCCACTTAAAGATTGCACTGAACCTGTAATGATATTGCTGTAAGAAGTTCCTACAGTAACTGCACCTGTAGATGCATTTTTTGTAATTGATTCAAAACCGTTTTCTGATCTGACTGGTCCTGAAAAAGTTGTATTTGCCATTATAAACCTCCTAGGTTGTATAGACCGATTACATAGTCGCTATACCGTCTGACTAGCTCAGTCTATGTAATCTATTATGCTAGTTCTTAATTAGTACCATAAAAAAAGGGGGCATGAAAGCCCCCTCTTAAAAAGTATCTATGAAAAGATATTATGCACCAGATGTACCAAATACACAGCGTGGATCTGAGAAACCAAATGAGTATCTCTCTCTTGCTTTGTATCGGATATTACCTGTATCAAAATCACCTTCCATTGTTGTGGACAATGCAGTTCTTGTGAAGTGCTTGAATCCATTAGGCGCATCAGTTTTGATAAAGAAAGCATCTGCATCATTTAAGTAGTGGTTCACAGTGTAACCCTGTGGAATCACTCCCATATTTCTGATTGCATTGATATCATTATCTGCTGTTGATGTTCTTAATGTTGATTCCATTAATCTGTTAGCTGTGAACTGTAGCTGTCTTGGGATGATAAGTTTCATACCTTGAATAGCTGTTCTTAAGCCTCTCTCATCTCTGAAATCAGCGATGTCGATTAATGACTGCTCAAGTGATGTTTCATTTAAATCAGCATCTGTTGCTAATCTGTTTACTAAAAAACCACCTGATTGTAGTGGGTGCTCAGTGTTGATGAGTGATACACCATCACCACCAGGATTTGTTCCTGCAGCGCCTGCGCCAGCAAAAGCGTTGTTAAGAACTGCGGCAGCTTTAACTTGCTTTGTGTTTGACATTGAACGAGCAAGTGCTCTTGTGTATCTCGCAGCGAGTCTGTCGTAAAGGTTATCCTCTACAGCTTCCTCAGTGATTGAGAATGCAAGTGCAACTGTTTCGTGTGTATAACGAGCTGTGAAAGTTTCGTTAGCTGTGTCGAATGATACTGCTCCACCTTCTGATTTAGTTGGTGCAGAACCGAAACCTGCTAACATTACCTCTTCTTCAAATGCTCTGTCGGATGACTCTGCATCAAAGATTTCAGCATGCTCATTGTCATAACGTGAATATTCCAAGCCGAACAGAGCGTTCAAACCTGGCTCTAACTCTTTAACGAGTTGACTTCTAGATATAGCCATAATTTAACCTCCTATATGCCTGTAGTATCAGTTAATGAGTGTAGGTTGATTTTGACAAGAATGTTAGCGTTTGCTAATGAAAAATCATTATTGTCTGGATCTGTAGATAGACCTACAACTCTAAAGTTTGCTCCAGCGTTAGTGGTAAAAGTGCTACCATCAATCTTCACAGAAGATACACCTGATATGGTGGATCCTGCTGCGTAAGTTGCGATATTACAGTTTGTTCCAACTTGAGCCTGTCCTGCATTAGCGTCATCACATTTTACTTCAAAAACCGCATCTGGGTTGTCGATAACGAATGCCTTTATATTGTCTGCAGCGATGCTTCCTGGATAGTGATTGCTGAATGTTGGTTTGCTAGTTGTTGGATCAACATACTCACAACCATTAAACACACCCAGAAGTTCTGCACCAGCAGTTGATCCTATATCAATAGCACCATTCGCTACTAATATAACTGGATCACCTTGAAAGATTGCGGATGCCTCGTTGTTGCCAATAGTGTACTCAGTTTGACCAGTGGAATTGTAACCACTGCCGAGCATTCTACTTGGTCGGAATCCGAAACCTGAACTTAAGTTTGCCATTTTATTACTCCTTAAAGTATTTGTTATTAGTAAGCGTTACATTTAGGCCGATTAAAAATTATTCACTTTTCTTCGAGCCACCGAACGTAACTTTAGTTTGTCGCTCGGGCTTATTGATTGGCATTGAAGGATGTTGCTCCTTTAGAAGATCGTTATCAACAGCTTCCTGTTGACGTTCTGTTTGGTCAGAGTAATATTCATCTCTTTCCGCTGCAATCTCTAATGGCACCTTTGCCAGTAATAATCCTCCCACTGAAACGATACCTTTATGTTTTCCTTCAGACTCGGTAGGAAAATCAAAGTCTGGATACTCGTCTGCTCTGACAAGTTCATAACCTTGTCTGATTCGACCGATAACATTTTTGTTATCTTCATATCCTCTTACTGATTCCCTAATCCATCTGAATTTATAACCATCAGGTGGTGTCGGTGTTTCAAGCGAGCTTGGTGGTTGCCAGTTTTTTTTGCGTGCTTCTTTATCCCTTGTGGATGCAGATCTAGGTGTTTTATTTATCATAACGTTACCTCCTCTGTAACTTTAGTTTTTCCGACGCATATTGCTCGTTGGAAAGACCAAGTCGTTT